ATGGCTCAGTTCCGACCTGTAGGTGTTACTACTCGCTTTGGTAAGTCAGGCTTCAACTATGGCCCTCAAGGTGAGTTAGTTGGTGCTGGCTATCAAGTAGCTCCTGACATCGCTGCAATGCGCGAGGGCTTGATCGGCATGGCTGGTACAGGCCTATCACAGGCTCAGCAAGCTCAGGCATTTCAACCGGGAATTACTACAGCAGGTCAAGGATTATTTAACCTTGGTCAGCAGTATGTTGGTGAGTCACCACAAGCTGTAGCTCAGAACTATCTGACTCAACAGCAACAATTGTTAGCTCCGGGTCGTGAACAGCAATTAGCTCAGTTGACTAACCAACAGCAGCAACAAGGTCGATTAGGTCTTGCTACAGGTGCTACTACAGCAGGCTATGGTACGGGTGCTCCCGGCTTACAAGCTTCTAACCCGCAAATGGCTGCTTACTACAATGCAATGGCAATGCAGGATGCTAAATTAGCCGCTGATGCTAACTTGGCAGGACAACAGCAAGTTACATTCGGTCAAGGCTTGATGAAAGGTGGTATTGACTTGAATAACTTAGGCTACGGTATGCAGTCTAATGCTCTGGTTCCATACACTAACTTAATTGCTGCTGCTCAAGGTGCAGAGAACTTAGGTATGGGTGCTTTCAATGCTGGTCAGAGTTTAGGTTCAGCAGCAGCATCTAGCAACCAAGCAGCAGCTAACCAATTCATGGGTGGTCAGAACATTGCTAACCAAGCTAATCGTGCAGCCATACAAGGTGCTGTGTCTGGTTTAACTGATCCTATCGCTGCTCTGATTGCAGGCTTGACTCGTCCATAACAAGGAATAACAATGGCAACATCACCTAGTTTATTTGGAGGCTCTATGTCTCCTCAAGAGATGCAGTCTCAGTTGTTAAACCAACGTGCTGCTCAGTTTGCTCAGTTTACTCCTGACCAACAGTTAGGCATGATGGCCTACAAAGCTGGTGCAGGGGTAGGTACTGGTTTAGCAAGTGCTTTTGGTGTAGACGTACAAGACCCTGCCATCAAGAGAGCTACTAAGCTCCGTGAGTTAGCAAGTCAGTATAACACTAACACTGCTGATGGTCTGCGTCAAATGGCTAATGCCTTGCGTACCTCTGATCCTGATATGGCTTTGCAGTTGTCTCAGAAGGCTGCTGCTATGGACTTGGAAGGTCAGAAGCTCAAGACAGAACAAGCTCGTCAAATGACACAAGAGGCTCAGACAGCTAAGGCTTTGGCTGAAGAAGGTAAGATTCTTCGTGGTGAAGCTAAAGATGAGCAGTTACGTGCTGAGTTATCCGCTCTTCCTGTGGACGCAGATGATAAAGCTGTCGAAGCTGTTGTCCGTAAGTATGGTAAGCCTGATGACATCTTTAAGACTTTGGAACGAAAGCAGACAGCAGAAGCTAACCGACTTGCTAAGGCTGAGTTGGAGCGTGAAAAGGCTGAGGCTCGTGAACGTGAGAACCAGCGTGATCGTGAATTTAAACAACAATTAGCCGCTGCAACACAAGCTAATCGCTCTGCTTTAACAGACATTCAAAAACAGATTGCTCAAGCACGTTTGGATGAGTTGAAAGACAAACAAGCTGACAAAGCAGAAAAGAAAGAAGCAGCGAAGCAATTTGCTTTAAACCATGCCAGTAAAGTGGTAGGGGATGTAACAGCAGCTAAGTCTCTTGTTTCAGGTACAACTACAGGTCTGGTTGGTAAAGGTTCGTCCTTTGTGCCCGGCTCTGATGCTTACAACTTGAATCAACGGTTGCTTACAATTAAAGCTAACTTAGGTTTTGATCGCTTACAACAGATGCGTGATGCTAGTCCTACAGGCGGTGCTCTTGGTCAGGTTGCTGTACAAGAATTGCAAGCATTGCAGGCTACGGTTGGTTCCTTGGAGTTAGGCCAGTCTAAAGAAGAACTTAAAAAGAACTTAGATAAGATTGAACTGCATTACAACAACTGGTTAAACACAGTAGGCGGTACTGCTCTAGCTCCTGCGGCTGCTCCGGCAACAAGACCAGCTCCTACTAACGCTCCTGCTCCTATGGGCGCTGCCGCTGGTGCTCCCGCTGGCGCTACAGGTGGTTGGTCTATTCGTCCTAAACCTTAAGGAGAGATAATGGCTACATTTATTGTTACTGCTCCTGATGGTAAGGAGTATGAGATTACAGCCCCTGAAGGTGCGACACAAGAGCAAGTTTTAGCTTATGCTCAGCAGAACTATAACACACAACCTCAACAAGAAGCTCAACCAACGCCTCCAGCAGCACCTGAAAGGTCTTTCTTACAGGAAGCAGGTCGTCAGTTAGGTCTTACAGCTCGTGCAGGTATTACAGGCTTAACATCGGTTCCTGCTATGATGGCTGAGCCTGTTGCTGCTGGTGTGAATATGTTAGCAGGTCGTCAGGTCATGGGTTCACCTACTCAAGGTATCCAGAAACTGATGACAGCAGCAGGCCTTCCAGAGCCTCAAGGTACACTGGAACGGGCAGTACAGACAGGTGCATCAGCTATGGCAGGTGTTCCTGCACAGGCTGCTTTGTCAGGAACTTCAGCAGCACTGGCTCCATTGCGTCAGAATCTGTTACAACAGACTGCCGCAGCCGGAGCAGGTGGTACAGCAGGTCAAGCAGCAGCGGATGTAGTACAAGAGGCTACTGAGAGTCCTATCTTGAGTGCTATCGCAGGTATTGCAGCAGGTGCTGTAGTAGGCGGTACTGCTGCTAAAGGCGCTACAGCAGCTACAACCAAACGTGAGCCTTTAGTTACTCTGGATCAGATTAAACAACGTGCTCAGAAAGCTTATGCTACTGTTGATGAACAGGGTGTCTTCTTAAAACCTAAGAGTGTCTTGGATAACTTTGATACGATTGAAGCTAAATTAGTTAAGGATAACTTTAATCCTAAGCTTGACTCACACAAACCTGTAGCTCAGGTGCTTGAGCAAGTTAGAGACATGACAGGAACTCAGCGAGTATCTTTCTCTAAGCTTGAACAGATGCGCTCTGCTTTAGTTGATTTAAAGACATCCAAAGATGCAGCTACCCGTAAGTATGCAGGTCAGGCAGTATCTGAGTTAGATGATTATATCACCAAGATTGGTGGTAAAGATGTTATCGCAGGTAAAGGCAATGTAGGTACGGCAGTCAAAGCAGTTCAAGAAGCCCGTAAGGATTGGCGTAATCTATCTCGTGCTACAGTCTTGGAAGATGCTCTTAACGTAGCTGAAGCTCGTGCTCTTGATCCTAAAGCTTCTGAGGGTGAATTGATTCGTAGACAACTGATCAACCTTGCAGCTAGTAAAGACAAGATGAGATTCTTTACTGAACGTGAAAAGAATGCCATTAAGAGTGTAGCTTCTGGCCCCGTGGCTGATCCTTTGTTGTCTCTTGTAGCTCGTTTAAACCCTGAACGTAGCGCATTGATGCAGGCTAGTACAGTTGCAGGTTCTTTTGCGAACCCTGTGGCTGCTGCTAGTGTTGCAGGTTTAGGCTTTGGGGCAGATAAGCTTCAAGGTGCATTACGTCAACGTGGGGTTAATCGTTTAATCTCGGATGTTGCATCAGGTCAATTACCTCAAGTACCGCCTAACTTATCTTGGCGAGGAATGTTATCAGGTCTACCGACACAAGAGCAGGAGTAATAATGTCGAATCTAACACACACAACAACTGAGACAGCAACAGGGATGGCTGCTAAAGCTTCTGCTCCTATTACTGTATCGTTAGCGACTGTGGCAGGGTATCAGGTGTCTGAGATTCTTCTTTGGTGTACCTTAATCTATACGGTACTGATGATTGCTCACAAGCTCTACAGTATCTACAAAGATGTGACTGCGCCTAAACCATGATCAGACCTGCTACTACTTCATTATACCTATCAGCAGCCGTGCTAGTAGGGATAGCTCTGGAGGAAGGTTTTACTTCCAAAGCAGTTATCCCTGTTCCCGGTGATGTTCCAACGATAGGCTTCGGTACTACTGAGGGAGTTAAGAGAGGTGATGTTATCACCCCTGAGAGAGCTTTGGTGAGGTTGTTGCAGGATGCTGATAAGTTCTCAGAAGGTGTTAAGAAGTGTGCAGGTGTACCTCTGTATCAGTATGAGTTTGATGCTTATGTGTCACTCTCATACAACATAGGTACAGGAGCATTCTGTAACTCAACTCTTGTTAAGAAGCTTAGGACTTATGACTACGAAGGAGCTTGTAAAGAGATTCTTAGATGGGATAAGTTCAAAGGTGAACCTCTGAAGGGTCTAACACACAGGAGACAGAGGGAATATAAACTCTGTATGGGTAATGTATAAGGTTATAGCTGTAGCAGTCATATGGTTATTATCTATAATCATTCCTAGTTGGTTCTCGTATGGAGCTGGAGTAGACAAAGAAGCTACAAAGTT